GAGCGGAGGCGGGAACTGCTTTGCGAACTGTGATTGTAAGAATGCAAAAAGCCGGATTAGGTTACCGGAATGGACTGTTTGATATAAACGATGCCATGAACCAGTCGGTTGAAATTTATAACCGGATGGCGACGGCTAAAAAGAAGGATGCTTTTTTAAACCAATTATTCGGCATACGTGGTATAATCGGCGGGTCGGTGATGTTTGAAAACATAAAAGGGTTTCAGCAATTGACGAAATCCATTACCGGAACCAATGAGGCCCAGTCGATGGCCGCGCAGAATACCGACACATTAAGTAACCGGTTGCAAGAATTAGTAAATACATGGGTAAATTACCTTAACGGCAATAAAAAGGCGGGGGAAGGTTTTATGTGGTTAAAGGGTGCGATAGTGAGTGTTACCAATAACCTGGATAAGATCATCGATACTATAAAGACAGTAATTGAGGTGTTTTTAGCATTAAAGGTAGCGATATGGTCGGCTCAGCTTATTATCGGCATTTATAATACCGCATTGGTGGTTATGGCGTGGCGCACAGGAATATGTAGTGCCGCTATCGAGGAAAGTACATTTGCTTTGGGTCTATATAAGGCAGGCCTGTCACTCGCCACTATAAGTAATTATCTTTTTGGAACATCCTTTGGAAAGTTGACATTAGCTGCCGAGGCAGATGTTATAGCAATAAAAGGCGTAGGGGCATCAGCTACCGCGACCGCCGGGGCCTTTACAGTAGCTGAAGGGGCAGCGGCCAGTTTTTTAGGTGTTATCGGAAGGATGCTGGGGCCATTGGGCCTATTGCTTATCGCTTATAAAAATATCGGCGACATTATGGATCATATCCATGACAATGAACCGGTGGGAGCCTGGTACGGAGGACACCAAAAAATGACCCCTGCAAGCATAGCGGCGTCAAATGCAGCGGCCTACAAAAAATTACAAGCGACATTGCACCCATCAGCCGTTGCAGCCGTTGCAGCCAGCGGTATAAGGTCGTTTGCCCCAATGAGGGATATGAAAGTAGATTCAATGGCCGCAGCATTATTGCCTGCATTGAGTTCCCCTTCAGTTGCGGCAGATACATCGGCTAAAAACGATCCTAATATTATACACATTACGGTGGATGATAAAGGGCATATAATTACCGGTATTAAACATAACGGAACCCCTATAAACATTCCTCGTACCCTTCATCAAACCTCAACCACAGGAAACAAATGATCACGCAGGATATAGATTTATTTGAAGCGGGAAGCGGTGGCGAGATCACCGTTGTGAATGGGGACATTGGCCTGGTTAATATTCTTTATAACCAGGTTTATTTGGCGTGGTTTGGCGGGAACGTAGAGGCATCAACCTTGGGTAATGAACCGGTTGGGATGATCCGGGAAGATTATTGGCAGAATGCTCTGCTTTATAATAATCAGGCGGCTTTACAGTTTAACTCCCTGGTGGAATTGGCGTTGCGAAATAACGCGTTAAGTAGTTCCGGCAGGATAGCGATCCAACGGGCGGCAGAGACTGATCTGCAATATTTACAGGCGATTGCGGAAATTACCGTAAATGTTGTAATTTTAAGCACCAATAAGATTCAATTGTCGGCGCAGCTGGTTCAACCTGCTAATAACATTGATGCCACGATAAAATTTATTTGGGATAATGCAAGGAACGAGGTAATAACGAATCAAAATATATCATGAAATTAAGTTTAAACGATATTTTAAAGGTCGGTGGTAAATTAAAGTCTTTTAAGATACCCGATAATGCTGAAACTGCAAAAATGATTGATGATGTTAAAAAAAAGCAAGCGGCAATATTAAAGTTGAAAGAAGTTAGTCGCGAAAGCCTTGATTTAAGAATGACAATATGAGAGCGAAACCACGTACTGCATTTGTGGAGGCTGATGATGGAACTGGCCCGGAAGGGGTTAAAATCATCGGGTATGAAATTAAGTGTATTGCTTGTGGCCATCTTCATATATTTTATACTTTGCCTGGATATTATAAAAGCGAGGGAATGTCAATACATTGGACATTTGACGGTAATTTAGAAATGCCTACTTTTTCGCCATCGCTTAATGAAACCACCGGAAGTTTGGCCATGGCTAATTATATTGATGATCCTGATATCCCGCCAACCCGTTGCCATTCGATAGTGACAAATGGGAAGATACAATATTGTGGAGACTGCACACATGCTTTAAAAGGCCAAACCATTGATTTACCTGAAATAGAATGAGCAAGCCCATCCCTACCATTGTACAGCTTTATACCAAACTATCCAGTGATATAAAATCGAAATTGGGGATTGTGCAGGTACTGGTAAAGTTTGTGATCAATGCCCTCGCGGGGGTAATAGCGGCGCAGCTAAAACTACTTTACCTCTACCAGGTGGATGTACAGAATAACCAGTTCCCCGATACGGCAGATACAGCGGCTAATGGCGGGACACTGGAACGGCAGGGGCGCATGTGGTTAGGACGTGATCCTTTCGGGGCCACCGCCGGTGTATTTAATGCCACCGTATCAGGAAGTACCGGGGGCTTTGTACCTTCTGGCACTACGTTTAAATCAGATGGGGGAACTAATTCACCAGGTAACTTATATGCCACTACGGCTGATTATACCTTGCCGGGCGCCGGCGGGACAATCTCGCTAACCAGTTTAAACGCCGGGGCCTCATATCTGCTTAACATTGCCGATACCCTTACCCTTACGGCCCCGATATTAGGGGTGGATAGCAGTGCGGCAATTTCGGCCATCACGACCAACCCGGTAGATGCCGAGGATCCGGAAGTTTACCGGCAGGCGGTATTGAACGCGATCCGCCTGCAGGTACGGGGCATGACGAAAGCCGCCATCCGGGTGTGGAGTGCGGATGCCAATGGGGTACGATTGGTATTCCCATACGTAAAAAATGGTGAGGCCGGAACGGTACAGGTATTTGTGGAGGCCACTACCTCCGATAGTACGGATGGAAACGGAACTCCATCGGGTGGATTATTAACAGAGGTTGAGGCCGTAATCGCCATGAGCCCCGATATTACCCTTACGCTGATGCAGCGGGTAAGGCAATCCATCCAGGCAAATGTGGTGGCATTGGCTGTTACACCGGTTCCGGTGGATGTGGTGATCACCGGCTTATCCTTTACCAATAGTGGCATTGTGGCGGCGGTATTGGCTAATTTACAGGCATATCTTTATACGGTACGGCCATATATTGCCGGGTGCGATCTGCCGCGTGATCAGAATAACTTGCTTACTACCGTACAGCTTCAAAGCACCGTGAATGACAGCATCGGCAGCGGTAATACGTTTATTAACTTTGCCATGTATGTGAATGGGGTACAGGTGAATGTGTTTACTTTTGCGTTAAACAATATCCCTTATCTTCGTAACGTTACTTATAATTAAACTCTGATATAATGACAGTGCAGGAATTAATTGATCAACTTTTGCTTATTGCTGACAGATCACAGCAGGTTTTAGACAAAGAATATTTTATTATAAATGAAATTAATACCGAAAATTATCCTTCGGTAGTTTTGAAACCATGACTTACGTAGTAACCGATAGCAGCACCCAGCATGGCCTTACCACCCCGAGTGGATTAGGGACACCGCACCGTTTGCCGGTGGGTCAGACTGCTACGCCGGTTGATTTTTTTAAAATGGTGGCACTCCTTTACCCTACCGGTAGGGGGTGGAACTTGCCTGAAGGGGGAATGTTTGCAGGGCTACATGCTGGGATCAATTTATCATTGGTGCAATCGGCACTGGATGCGGCGGCGACACTGGATGCTACCTTCCCGGATAATGTGAACTTTGACAGTGGCGATGCGGACCTTTGGGAATACCGGTATGGGATCCAGTATAATCCGGCCCTGACGCTGCAGCAGCGCATGAATAACCTCTACCAGGAAATGCAGTCGCAGGAGATACAAGGTCCCGAAAACCCTTTTTATATCCAGAGCATCCTGCAGGCCCATGGTTTTAACGTGAATGTTTACCAAAACATATTTTTTGACGGCGGTGGCAATCTTTATCAGAAAACGCCGGCGGAGATATTGGGCACGGTAGTGGCCACGACACAACTAAGGTATATCGCGGCCCAAACGCAATTAGGAGCGCAGACACAATTGGGTGGGGCATCGTATCAATTTATCGCCAATGAGGAAACGCCTGAACAATACAGCACCGGCGGGATCCTCTGGCCCACATGGTTTATAGCCGGTACCGCGATCAATCATATTGCCACGATACCTAAAGTAAGGCAGACTGAATTTAGACGGTTGGTATTGAAAATAAAGCCCGCATACACCGTTGCTTTTTTAATTGTAAATTTTGTTTAAATTTAAGCCATGATAAAATCAATTCAAAATATTATAGATCCAAAGGATGGACATATTAAATGTGTTATTTTCACTAAAAGTGCAGCATGCGGTCCAACTTGTGGAATTTCTACGGAGGAAATGGGTCGTTTGCGATTGCCTGATAAGGTAGATCATGATGGTGAATACGAAGATTTTGGGTTTTATGAAAATGTAGATTTATCATTTTTACAATTTTAAGCCATGGCAATCAGTAAAAACACACAGGCAAATATAGATGATAGCAATCTTGCAGCTTATCCTAATGGGCAGGTAAAGGATGATGATGGCACCGGTGATGGTTTCCCGCTGATCTGCGGTACTATGAGTGACATATTTGAAACTTTTGATAAGCTGATGCGGTTAGCCGCAAATACCTTTAATGACAGTTTTGACAATGAGGTGAATGGCTTTCAGTTTGTAAATTCCATGATCGCACTGGCGGGCAAGAATGATTATATTTTATCATTAACTACCTATGCGGGTGTATTGGGATTAGCGACTAAACTGGGTATATTAAACCTGAATGAAAGATTAATTGTACAGGCAGCTGCCGACTGGACTGTGGAAACGACAGTAACGGGCAATGATACACCAACGCCTGTAACTTTAACCGTTGCCATTACCCGCCAGTATAAAGCTGGTGATTACCTGATGCTGATCAAAACATCTGGAGGGGTACAATTAGTAAGTTTGACTACTGCGGATAACCTGAGTGTGATTAATACGGAATTAGGGTATTTAATGGGGGCAGATAATGCTGTAGAATTAGCAGGAACATCCACGGCAGCAGCTACGACACCTGCCGGTAATTTATATGCTTTTACCCAAAGGGTTACTGATCCGACAGCGGCTGTCCCGTTTTTAGCGACCACTTCAAAACCTGGTTTATTATCGGCGGCGCAATGGAACGCCATCAATGGATTTTCGTCCCCTATAAAGAATGTAGGTAATTTTAGCGGGGTTAATCCGGGGCTGGGCGCCATAGGGTCATTAGCGGCCAGAGCTGGTGATATTGTTAGCGCCGAAATAAACTCCATAGAAACCGGCCCTCCCGGAAGCACTACCTATCTTGTAACGATTGCCAATGCAATGTCGGGAACTTCTTATTTTGTAAGAACCTCATTGCAATCAGTAGGAACGATGAACTATGATAACAATACACTTAGCCCGGTATTTAGCCCACAAACCAGAACGACATTCCTTTGGAGCCTGGAAGCCTCTATTGTAAGTTCTAAAAACTTAACCGTACATATTGAAGTAATTCAAATATAATGAGAAGTTTAAAAGATAATAGCGGGATTACACCGGTACTGATCAATTCACAATACCCAAATGGGGCGATCATTGATGAGACCGTTTCGGTACAGGGCACCGCTGTTATTGCCGAGATATATAATGATATATTGGTTAATGCCTATAAGATTCTGGCGACCGTTGGAATGGTGACGAATACCCTTGCGGATAACGAGGACAATGAGTATCAGTTGCTGATTGCTATCCAAAAGATGGTGAATATCCTGGTGGATGTGGAGCAGACACTTACGCTGGCAAGTTTGATCTGGTCGGTTCCTATCGCGATAGATTACCTGCCAAATAAAACGGTGCTGACCTGTAAGGCTGTGGGCACATATAACCCGGCCGCATCCTATACATTTAAAGGGTCCGGCGCTTTATCCTACAGCTTTACCTCCCCTACGGGGTTTAATGATGGGGACAGCCTTGATGTTATTATTGATCAAACCGGTGTAAGAGCTTACAGTAATGGCGGCGGCATCCCATTGAGCGGGAAACTTACTTTCCATGCAGGCGATCTTTTGGGATCTGATCCCATCTTTTACCTGCCGCTTACAGGGACGCCCGTGCCTGTTACGCCAAAATATCTGACCATGTATATCAAGAATGGAGATGGGGACAGCCAGAATAAAATGATTGCCCCGGCGTATGTGGCGGACACCCGGATTATATTGGGGATGCCAAGCCCTACGGATTTTGCGAGCCAGGTGATTACTTTATTTTTTGCGTAAAAAAAGGAAGCCGTTTCCAATTTCCTTTCCTGCGATATTAATAAGCCCCTACGATTATTTCACGTTTCCCAGCAGTACATCAATCGCGCTAACTGTGACTTCCACCTTAGAGGGATGGCGCTCTCTACCCTTTCGGCTGAGCTATAGGAGACGGACTTAAAGAACGGTTAAATATATGTAAATTTATATCAATGGCAAATAAAAATATTATTACGGTAAATACGCAGGCTTGCGTAGCATTGGTGGTGAAGATGAAAACACTCCGTCGTTCGGTATTGCCGCTTGCCGTGCGGGAGACGCTGAATGATCTGGCTTTTGACGTGAAGGGAAGAACATTAACTGAATCTGCCGCCAAATCATTCGCCCATAGCCGAGTTCCTACCGTGTGGAAAAAGTTTAGCGGGGTGAACCGGGCCACCGGCTGGAACATCAATAGTATGAAATCCGAAGTGGGTATGACGGCCGGGGCGGTGGCAAAGGCAAAACCCCTCGTAGCCAATATGGAGGCGCAGGAGGAAGGTGGCAAGATTGATGAGGGATTGGATTACCTGCGCGCATCGCGTACCAGCGGCAGCAATGATAATACCGTGAGGGGGAAAAGGCGCTGGAGCAACCTGCCAAAATTGACCAATGGGAACCCCAATACCTATACGTGGAAGGGAAGGAAGCAACTAACCGGGGGCACGACGAAAAGCCGGATGATCAATGCGCTATTTATGTCAGCCTATACCCAAAGGGTAATGAGGATCAAACAGGGAGGGCGTAACCTTTATATCCTGGTGGAAAGCATTAAAAAGTACACCAGTAGTAAGTTTACCAGCCAGTTTAAGATCACTTCGAAATTGCTTTATGTTTCGCGGGGGGATAATCAGAAACCGGTATCGGCTACGCACTTTAGCAAAAATGCCGCCATGATGACGGTGCAGCGGACGCAGGAGTTTTGGATAAAGAATGCGCAGAAGCAGATTGACAGGGTGATGAATGCATAATTAAAAATGCCCCCGAAGGAGCATTTTGGGGTTGGGCTATTATCCTTCACCTTATTTTGAGCGCGTGTAGGCTGGGCCTTATTGCGACTGCAAATATAATAAAAAAAGCCGGTAATATTCCTATTGCCCGGCCCTCACGATAGATACTCTGACATACTAAGGTGATGTGGTAAAGATACAATTTAAAATGTTTTTTAAAATACCCTTGATAACTTTTGTTGTCATGGAATTACCTGCTTGTTTGTAAAGCTGGGAATCGCTCATACCCTTAACAGCTTTTTTCATATCAGCATGTTTTGTTTCGGTTAAAGCCAATGCGGAACTTATAATGGCCTCCTCTTTCGCTTTATAAAATGCTTCATCGCTAAAACCCTGTAATCGCCAGCATTCAAGTGGGGTTAATCGGCGGATGCGGTGGGATGGGCTTAAAACCATATTGTCTTTTTGTACTCCCGAAAGGGTATTTGTTATGCCATCTTCGCGCGGTTCAAATTTTTCAATAACATGCGGACGTTTTCGTATATCTGTGCCACCTGATGCACGAAGTGCAGGGGCAATATTATCTTCAACAGCACCAGTAGTTTTGTTTTGCCATCTTAGTATTGTGTTTTGCTCAACTATCAAATTATCTTTTTGAACGGTGGAAAGCACATTTGTAATGCCGGGATCATCGTTTACCTCCAGCATTTGTTCTGTTGGTAAACCACCTTTTCGTCTTTTGGGGTTATCGGGGTTACGGCCTACCTGACGGCAGGCTAAAGGTTCGGGCCCTTTTTCTTCCAACATATTATATGGTACACCTTTGCTGTGGTTAGCGGTGATAGCACCGCTAACCACAGCATCCGAATGATTAAGCATTGACAATCTATCCGACCAACCATTTTCAGTACCGCTTACCAGGTATTTTAAAGCCGTATTACTCAAATAATACTTTTCATCAACAATTGGTTCCAGTATATCTTTAAGCCGAAGTTTAAGCGGCAAGCCAACAGGGAAACGGAATGTATTGGGCAGATCAGGCCGGATGCCGACAAGGAAAACCCGCTCACGGTTTTGGGGGATGCCGAAATCTTTTGTGTTGAGGACTGTCCAGTGTAAATTATAGCCCAATGAAAGTTCATGATTAAACATTTGCATGTGGCCGTTAACGCTATCGCCAAGCATGAGCAACCAGTTTTGAAAGGTTTTGCCGTTGGAATCGGATAGTAGACCTTTTACATTTTCGATAATGAAAGCCTTTGGCTGTTGTTTTTTTACATAGCGGTAAAAATCGTAAAATAGCAAGCCACGTGGATCAAGTTCACCTTTTCGCAAGCCGGCCAATGAAAATGCCTGGCAAGGAATGCCACCGATAAATACATCGGAATAATATTCAGGACCATCCCATTCGGCTTTTGTCATATCCTCAACAAATAAGGCAGCGCCAAACATAGCCTCGTAGGAGGCACGGGCAAACTTGTTTATTTCGCAGTAAAAACCTTGTTTGGGTTTAAAATGGGTTTCGGCTGAAAGTTCATCAGCGGCAAATTCGGGGGAACCGATGCCGGAGCATACGGTCGATAAGATATATTCCATAAATGTCAGAGTTTAATATCAGCAATAAAAATCATATATCCTCGGACGGAGTTAAATATTTTGTTAAATATACACGGCGTGAAGGTTATACAAATTCTTAATTTAAAACTAAGAGAACGCCATCGGTCCTTGTAGATGGCTCGCCAACCCGTTATATGATTTTTATTCAACAATAATAGTTATTATTGTATAGAAATACAAGAAATTTAAAAATGAGCTGGATCGACAACGTAGAAAACACCATTTTTACCATCCGCACCGGTGATGGCAAGATATATACGCCTGATTTACCGATCAATTATGAAACGTTAAAAGAGTTTAACACCGCTACATTTGAATTTATTGATGTACCGGGGGCGCTGATCACCCGGAAATTGCAGCGGGCGCGTAAATTCCCCTTGGTGTTTTATTTCCAGGGGGAGAATAATATCGATGTGGCGAATGCATTCGATACCAGCAGTAACGATCCCCGCGCCTGGGTAGTACGGCACCCGCAATATGGCGACATCACCGGACAACCCATTAGCATCAGGCGGGATGATTCAAAACTGAACGCCACGGAAATAACGGTTGATTTTTGGGAAACGATAGTAACCACCTTCCCACAACCGGGATTACCGGATCCGACCGGAGAAGTAGTTATTTTAACCACTTATTTTTCAACTGTAAGCCCTGTGAATTACGCAAGCAAGGTGAAACTGAAGCCAAAGGACCTTGCGGGCATTACCAATTTTGCCAATTCCCTGACGGCGCTGGTAAAGAAGGGAATGGATACTCTGCATGCTGCTGAATTTATAGCCGATGTAAACCAGATGATGAACGCCATTAATAATATAATACTGGCACCTGCCGCAGCTATCAGCGCCATACACCAGGTTTGTTTATTGCCGGCCAAGCTGGAACTGAGCGTGGCGCTGCGGATTGAAATGATCGGGGCCATCTATAATAGTGTCGCGACAATACTTTCGAATCAACCAACCGTTAACAACAAGGCCTTTTTTGAAACCGCCGGGGGGATTTGCGTATGTAGCATGGCTCAATCTATTACCTCGCCATTGGCAGGAGATTATATAACCCGCAACCAGGTGGCCGTGGCGCAAACCAACCTAATTAGTATGTACAATGATTCTCTGGCAACGCTGGATGCTTCATACGTGGAACTTAATACTATCGGAAGTGCATTTACGGCTTCACAGGAAAGCCAGACCGCTTTGCAGGATGTTTATTTAAGTACCCTTACCAATCTTTATACTTTGGCATTGGGTGCCAAGCAGGAGCGCCAGGTGATGCTGGAGAAAGATGGGCAACTGATTGTACTGGCCCATAAATACATGAGTGGCTTAGATCAGGCAGATGCTAACATCGAAACCTTTAGGACTATCAATAATTTTAAGAATAATTATTTGTTTTTGATACCGAAAGGGACGCAGGTGAAGTATTATGTATGATATGGAAACTTTAATAAATTGGATTAAAACGGTTTTTAATATAGACCCAACTTTCAAAAATCCGATGCCAGACAATGGATTTATGATTGAATATATTATTGGTGATAAATATATAATGTTAGAATTTTATCAAGATGGTGAAAATGTATTATTAACAAGAGAGGTAAACGGTAAGATGATCAAGGCATGGGATTTTACTCAAATTGATATCGTAAAGGATATTTTAACTTTATTTATAAATGCAAATAAAAGTTAACGGAAAGCTGTATAATTTTTTTAACGAGGTGGTGATCAGTACCACATTGGATACAATTGCCAGTATTTTTACCTTCACGGCCTTTTATGACCGTACCAACCCGGATCACCAGGTATTGTTTAAACCCCTGAGTTATTATAAAGCGGAGTTCTTCAGCAACGAGGGGGCGCTGATCATGACCGGCACCATTACCCACTATAGTTTTAAGTCGTCAGCATCGATCCATACGGTGCAACTATCGGGCTATAGCCTCCCGGGGGTGCTGGATGATTGCCAGATCCCCTATTCGAGTTACCCATTGCAGCAGGATAATTTAACCCTGCAGGAAATTGTGGCCAACCTGATAAAACCTTTTCACCTTACGGTTATCACCTATAGTGATGTGGTGAAGGAATCAACCCAGATCATTGCCAAAACGGTAGCGAAGGTGGATGAGACGATCAAGGATTATATCTGCAAGGTGGCTAATCAGAAAAATGTGGTGGTGAGCCATGATATCCATGGGAATGTGATTTTGTTCCGACCTGATGTGACATTGCCGCCGAAACTACTGCTTACCGGGACCAATACGCTGGATATGAGCCTCGATATAGATGGTACGAAACTGCATAGCACCATCACGACCCTGCGGCAGCCATCGAGGGGAACCGGCCATAATGATATTACGGATGATAATTACGAACCGCCGGAGGGGAATATACCGGGACTGACGGATAATAAAAAAGGGAAGGTGTTTAAAATATCATCAATTGATACCGTTACAAACCCCCTGGTGGGCACCTTCCGGCCTTATGTGCATAGGCTTACAAAACTATCCTTTTACGATACCCACCGGGCCAGTCTGAACATGCGGGCGGCTGAGCTCAAAAATATAAAGGTGCTTTTTAGCCTTGACCATTGGGAACCCGTTAGTGTAGGTGATGTTATCCAGGTGCTTAACCCGGAAATATTTATTAACAATACAGCCACCATGATACTGGAGAGTACATCGATCCAGCAATCGGGGGAGCGGCAAACCATGAGCGGGACATTGGTACTGGCGGAGACGTTTAACGGGGATGAACCACAAAATATATTTGGATAATGATAACTATTTATGATTTAATTATAGCCTTCGGGTTTGGAATATCAACAGGTATGATATTAAGTATTTTTATAGTTAAAAGACAGATAAAAAAAAATGAACTGGAGTAAGTTTTTTGATAGTGTGTTGGATTCATTCGGGCACCGGACAGTAAAGGTATCGGGGTACGGCACGGTGACGGCCGACCAGGTAGCGCCATTTGGGGATGACAGCTGCCCCCCGCAGGG